CTTAATACGGTCATTAATTGGAAAAACACAACCAACAATGCGTATGATGGAGAAAAACTACACATACTGTATTTAGATGAGGCAGGAAAATGGGAAAGACCTACAGACATAAGAGACGCTTGGAGGATTCAGAGGACTTGTTTGATCGTCGGGCGAAAAATCGTGGGCAAGGCCCTGGTGGGAAGCACGGTAAATCCAATGGACAAGGGCGGAAAGGAATACAAAGACCTGTGGAGGGACTCGGACCCAAACGAAAGAAACGCAAATGGTCGGACGAGGACTGGTCTATATAGGCTGTTCATTCCTGCCTATGAGTCTCTTGAAGGATTCTTTGACCCATATGGGAACCCTGTCGTGCAGGACCCTGAGAACCCCGTTGCGGGGCTAGATGGAGAGCCTATTGTTCAGGGGGCTAAGACTTATTTAAAAAACGAACGTCAGGCTCTGCTGGAGGATGCATCAGAGTTGAATGAGGTTGTTCGTCAGTTCCCATTTACGACTGATGAAGCCTTTAGGGATAGTGTTGAAAGTACTCTATTTAACATCTCTAAAATATATGAGCAGATACAGTACAATGACGAGTTGTATCCAAATCCAGTTGTGGTTGGAAACTTTGTATGGAAAGACGGAAGTCAAGACACAGAGGTTTTATTTAAGCCAGACCCCAATGGGAGGTTTCATGTAGCTTGGATGCCCCCACCTGAACTTAGAAATAAAAAAAAGAGCGAAAGGGGCAAGAGGGTTGCGCCTAACTCATACCTCGGTGTAGGCGGGGTTGACTCTTACGATCTTGATGCTACTGTAGATGGAAGAGGATCAAAGGGTGCCCTGCACCTATACAATAGATTCAACGTCCACCATCCTTCAAATATGTTTGTTGTAGAGTATGCCTCGCGTCCCCCGCTAGCCAAGATATTCTATGAGGACTGCCTTATGGCTGCAGTGTTCTATGGTTACCCAATACTAATCGAGAACAATAAGTACGGTATTGCAAGGCACTTTGAATCAAGAGGCTACGACGGTTATCTTTTGGATAGACCTAGGCATCTTGTTGCTACAAATACTCAGATCAAAACAAAAACAAAAGGTATACCTTCAAATTCACAAGATGTCATTCAGGCTCATGCCCATGCTATTGAGGCGTATATACATGATCATGTAGGGGTAAATCATGATAGTGGTGAATATGGGAATATGTACTTGAACAGAACCCTTGAGGATTGGATCGGATTTAAGATTGACAACAGAACAAAATTTGACCTTTCAATTAGTTCTGGGCTTTGTCTTTTGGCTGCTCAAAAGCAAAAACAAAAACCAAAGTCGAACTTTGCTGAACGCAAGTTTTTTCGTCGATATGGGGTAAACAGGTAATTCATATATTTGCATTTATAAAAGGAATTCCCCAATGCAAGAGAATAACGGTATCAAGAGCGGATTTCCAGATCCACTTGCTACCCCAGAAGAGAAGTCCAAAAAGGCTTATGGTATCCAATATGCTAAGGCTATTGATGCTCAATGGGGTAGAATGACGGACGTGGGTAGCTTGGTGGGTAAGCGTAATAGGATCTTTGAGAGGAGTAGAGATTACGCTACTGGTACTCAAGACACCAATATATACAAGCAGCTTCTCAATAGTCTTGATCCAAACTCTGGTGATGGGAGTTTGATGAATCTTGATTATACCCCTGTTCCTATCTTACCGAAGTTTGTTCGGATCGTAGTCAATAAAATTCTGTCCAGGGGGCTTTACCCAAATCTTGAGGCAGTTGATCCCTTGTCCACTTCTGAAAAGAATATAGAGAAGAGAATCTTAGAGGAGCAGGTTAAGCACAAGGAGCTTGCTATGAAGGTCAAGAACGAAACTGGGGTGGTGCTGGGTGAAGATCCAGAAAAATTGCCTGACACGTTAGAGGAAGTAGAGATTCTATACGGCACTAATATTAAAACTGCTGGAGAGATTGCAGCTCAGCTTGCTACTGAGTTGACTTTGAAGTGGAACAATTTTGAGGATGCTATTTTTAGGCGTTGCGTTAATGATCTTGTAACGCTTGGAATGGCTGTTGTTAAAAGGTCAAATGACCCTAACGAAGGTATCAAGACAAATTACGTTGATCCAGTTATGTTTATCCACAGCTATACTGAAGATCCAGGATTTGAAGAGCTAAAGTATGCTGGGAATATTAAGAAGATTAGTATTGCTGAATTGAGAAGACTTGCTGGTGATGAGCTCTCTGAAGAAGAACTTCAGAAGATGGCCTCAAAAGTCAAGGGCAAGGATGGTAATGACTCTAGTAAGTACAGCAAGAAAAGGTTTGATCAGACCCTAAGCAAGATGACTTACGGATATGACGACTACACGGTTAACGTTTTAGACTTTGAGTTCTTGACGGTTGACAAGATGTTTTTTGAGGAGAAGGAGAATCGTCACGGTAACAGCAACTTTTTTTACAAAGGATCTGATTATAAGCAGAAAGCTGGCTCCGTCTATCAAAGAAAGCCTCACTGCATGCACGTAAAAACTGTGTACGGCGGTAGCTACATTATTGACGGAGGCGTGATGTTTGGGTATGGCAAGAAAAAGAATATTCCTAAGAATGTTCATGACTTATCTCAGGCCAGATTGTCTTACTCCGTTGTGTCAACCAATATTAGGGACATGATTCCTAAGTCTATGGTTGATAGCTGCACTGGCTTTGCAGATATGTTGCAACTCACTCACCTCAAGATTCAACAGGCTATTGCAAAAGCTAAGCCTGATGGATTGGTGATTGACATTGAGGGGCTAGAAAATGTACAGCTAGGTAAGGGTGGAGATCTACAGCCGCTTGACTTGCACGACATCTACGAACAAACGGGTGTCTTTTACTACAGAAGTAAGAACCCAGAGGGAGGATTTCAGAACCCCCCAGTCCGAGAGATTGGAAACAGCATAAGGAATATCAATGAACTTATTGGTCTGTACAATCACTACTTGAGAATGATTCGTGATGCAACAGGCATCAATGAGGTTGTAGACGCTTCTACCCCGAAGGGTGATGCTTTGGTTGGGGTTCGAGAGCAAGCTATCCAGGCTAGTAACAATGCTACCTATGACATAACTAATGCCTCAATGATTCTGTTTAAGAAGACATGTGAGGACATTGTAAAGTGTTTGCAAATTATTCCTGCTGAAAGCGTATTGCACAAAGCGTATCAGAACGCTATTGGTAAAGAGAACATGAATGCTATCACTTCGTTCTCTGATCTCCCTATGTTCAACTTTGGAGTTATTATCCAAAGGGATATGGAGGATAAGGATAAAGCTTACTTGGAGCAAAACATTCAAATGGCTTTGCAGCAGAAAGAGATTGACATCGAAGATGCTATTGCTGTACGTCAGCTAAAAGACGTCAATCAAGCTGAGCGCCTATTGGTTGTGCGTCGCAAAAAACGTATGCAGAAAGGTCAGCAGCTTGCTAAGCAGAATATTGAAATGCAAAAGCAACAGACAGCTCAAGCAGCTCAAATGGCATCTCAGCTTAAGATTCAAGAAGCTCAAGCAGAGACTCAAATGGAGGTTGAGAAGATGAAGATTAAAAATGAATTTGAAGTGCAGCTTGAGGCTATGCGTCACGAATTCAAGAAAGAAATTGAAACAATTAAAGCAAAAGCAACCCTAGGATTTAAAGAAGATGATCAAGCGTTTAAAGAAAAGCTTGAGGTTTTGAAGGAAGATAGAAAAGACGACAGAATAGGAAAACAAACTTCTGATCAAAGTAAGCTTATTTCCCAAAGGCAAGGTAAAATTGATGAGGTACAAGAGGAACCTAATGACCTCGCATCTAAAATTCTAGGATAACAATGGCTCAGACAGCAAACTTCGACACGACAGAAACTCTGAATATTATTTGCAGAGAAGGAGATACGTTCTCAATGACCGTGACTCTTAAAGATTCTAGCGGCACAGCTTTGACTCTAGTCACTGATGCTTATGTGTTTTACATGCAGGTAAAAGAGATCTCCGTTGCGGGGAACAAGAGGGCTGGTCGTCAAATAGAGAAGGTTATGCTTCAAACCCCAAGCTTGAAGCCAGATGCAAATTCAACTGTTCTGACGTTTGAAGTACCTACTCTTGACAATAGTGGCAACGTGACCATTGAGGCATCTGCTGAAACTATGAGTAAGATTAAGCCTGGGTCTTACGTTTATGACTTGAAATACGTAAAGCCTAGTTCTACTGGCCTTGATACGCACAAAGGCGTTTTGAGAGGATCCTTTGTAGTTAATTCACAGGTAACTGATGTATTTTAATGTCTGTATCAGTAAGTACATCTTCAGCTAATCAAGTATCTGTCAATATTGATGGAGTAACTCAGCTTGCATTTACAACACAGGATTCTTCGATTTCCGTTTTGTCAAGCAGTAGTGCTCAAGTGTCAGTTACTGAAAAAGGTCCCAAGGGAGATACAGGCGCTACGGGTGCTACAGGAGCTACGGGCGCTACTGGAGCTACTGGCGCAGCGGGCACATCCCCAAATGCTTTTACAACTTTTTCTGTAGCTGGTCAAGACAACGTTGTTGCCGACGGAGTTGACGATACGCTTACTATTGCTGGTGGGTCTAATGTCACTGTGACGACTAATGCTTCTAGTGATACTATTACCATAGCATCTACTGACACGAACACTCAGCTTAGCACTGAGGCTGTCCAAGACATTGTAGGCGGTATGTTTACTGGCAACACGGAGACACGAATCTCTGCAACGTATCAAGATGCTGACGGAACGATTGACCTTGAAGTTGACGCCATACCTGTAGATCTTACATCTGACGGAGCTGGTACCATTCATGCAAACAATGTTCCTACCCTTAACCAAAGCACTACTGGTAATGCTGCAACAGCTACAGCACTTGCAACAGCAAGAGCAATCAACGGAGTAAACTTTGATGGTACCGCAGCTATTACAGTCACTGCTGCAGGATCAACTTTGTCTGATACTGTTACCGTAGCCAAGGGGGGCACTGGACTTACAACTGCAGCATCAAATGCTCTTCTTACTGGAAACGGAACGAGTGCTTTTACTGCTGAAGCTAACCTAGGATTTACGTCTGATAGACTCACTATTGGTGCCTCCGATGAGATCACACCAATTCTCAGGCTGCTGAATGATGAGAATACAGTTCACATAGCAATAGCTGACTCTGCCGACGACCTGTTAACAGGCGTTTCAGATGGAGACTTGCTTATTGAGTCTGTGGGGGACCACAGTGTTATGATTGGTTCGAATGATGTCATTGCTATTGACGTCACCTCTAAGGGGGCTAAGATAGAAAACAGGCGGTTTGAGGTAACAAGCAGCACAGATGGAGACCACCAAGGCGACGTTGTTTACATAGGCAGCACGACCTCAATGACTACTGGCGCTTTGTATCACTACAAATCTGACGGTACGTGGGAGTTGGCTGATGCTGATGCAGTAGCCACTTGTGACGGCTTGCTTGGTATAGCTCTTGGTGCAGCATCTGACACCAATGGCGTTCTGCTTCGCGGCATGGTAACCATTGATCACGACCCAGGAGCTGTAGGGGACGTGCTGTTTGCTTCCACAACAGCAGGAGATATTACCGCTACAGCGCCATCAGGCAACGGTGATATTGTAAGAGTTGTTGGGTACTGTCTTGATGCATCTAACGGTCAGATCTGGTTCAACCCAGACGGAGCGTTTGTAGAGGTTAGCGCGTAATGCCAACAATCAATGTCAACAGGGTAGGTCTAGGTACGGGCAACACCAGTGGAAACTTTGCAACGGCTAGATCAAATGCAGCTTCATCTGTAGACGATGGCGCTACAGGTGAGCAGGATGTTCAGTATTTCAATACGGCAAGGACGAAAAGGTTTAAGAGAGTTTTTCTGCACTTTGATACAAGCAGCATAACGGGGACCTTAACTGCAGCTCACATTGATATCAACGGTGGAACGGCTATTCAGTTCGATCCTAATGATACCATAATGATAAAGAGCACTGCCTTTGGCGGTGATGGGGGGACAGCGTTATCAACGTCTGATCACTTTAGTTCTCTTGACTACACCACAGCCTACTCTACTGAGCTGACTACATGGTCAACAGGCAATAACGAATACACTCTAACGGCAGCTGCGTTAGCTGACATAAAGAATAACGACAACTTTATTGTAGCGGTCATAGATCATGACAATGATTACGCTAACTCAGACACTACTGCAACTGCTGATGTTCGTATAGATTTTGATGTAACCATAACCTTAGACTACACTCTTGCCGCTACTGGGTATGGACATAAGGTTAATAGCGTGGCTTCTGCTAGCATTGGAAAAGTCAACACTGTAGCTACGACAAGCATAGGAAAAGTCAATACAGTAGATTGATTATATTTGCATTATGGCCACAGTAAAGAAAAGAAAAGCAAGAATGCCCAAGATGAAGATGGGTGTTCATAAATCTCGTGAAGGGGGGCTGACGGCTAAGGGGGTGGCTGCATACCGAAGAGCTAATCCAGGCAGCAAACTAAAAACTGCTGTAACAACCAAGCCATCTAAGCTTAAGAAAGGCAGCAAGGCTGCTGCAAGAAGAAAATCTTTCTGCGCCAGGATGAAAGGAATGAAGAAAAGACTAACTAGTGCAAAGACTGCAAGAGATCCAAACTCACGCATCAACAAGGCGCTTAGAAAATGGAACTGCTAATGAATCCTGTAAAGAAAAATAAAGGAGGTAAAC